CCTTACCTTTTTTGGCGGTCGCCAGTAATATTTTAAAAGGAAATATGAATCTAGTCTAAGCTGGTTGAGTAAGGACTAACACCACTATCGCCCTTCTCTCTTAGGATATAGCCATGGTACAATCGATAGTCGTATGCATCAGAGTAGTGTGTTGAGTGTTGTGGTTTGACTGACTGGTTACGCTCAGTACTCTTGTCCTTCTTATCACCTAGCATGCCAGCTGCCTCTATCGATACACGCAGATCCTTACAGTTGATGGCGTTGTGTCGTACCCTGGGTAGGCGAGGATCCTCACCACTGTGTAGCTTACTGATAAACCTGAAGCGAGCAAAGTGATCTATGTCACCTGTCTTCTTTCTTATTACACGCCACCCCTTATCACGTAACCGTTCAGCAAACTGTTCGAATGCTGTTAGCTTAGATTGCCCCACTGTGTTGTTACCACTCTTATCTCCCCACTGGTATACTATCTTACACTTATGCATACGGTAGTACTCACAGAAGTCATCGGCCAGATCATCCTGGTCCTTCTTGTTAGCCCCTTCATTGTAGGCGTGCATCGCATTAATAAAGCGCACCTCTTTTGGGTACTCCTGGTCAATGGTTATACAGTTGAACTTACCCCAGTCATGACTAATGTGTATGGACATATCCGGATTGTAGTCATCTGGTCCTTCATCAAATGTTGCATCCCGTTTAAAATTGAGTTTGTCCAATGGCAAAGCAACCACCTTATCGTTGGCCAACGGGATGTAAAAATGCTTAGGGCCTAATGCGGGATAAAACGTGTTCCCGAAATTTGTCACTTGCTGGTTGTGGATCATCACGAGTGCCGCATGCTCATTCATTTCAGCAAGCATTTGCTCTATCGCTTTTCTGCCCAGGATCTTAATATTCATAAACGTGGATCCCAACTGTAGCTTAGCGTTAGGCTCCCAGCCAATGAAAGAATACATCTTCGGATCCGTCAACGCTTTTGCGCGAAAATCGAGCAAATAATCTCCTTGATTTTTGTACGGCATCGAGCTGGTAAAATTCTGCTGAAGATGCACATCAATATCTTTAAAACTTGGATGCGTTCCGCGCATAGTTGGAATTATGTAGTCATCGTATTCACTTTTATTGATCAGATATGCTTCATCAGTTAGCGACCAATCATAAGATCCTCCCGATATCAGCGAGGGCCTATCAAACGATCCGAAAATTACTGTTGTACCATTCCAAAAAGTAACGACATTCTCATAGCGATGTGGCTTGTGCCATGGTTTCTCAAAATGTTTTGGTGGCACCTTTCCAACGACATAATGAATGCCTTCAATGTAACCGAGATGTTGCTCCCAACATGCCTTCATTGGAATAAGCGTCTTGGTGTAAATCATTGAGTAGGTGGGTGAGTTGAACAACCCACAACTACGTGGCATCAACCAAACATACATGGCCACCTTCAATCCATTTGTAAAACTTTTTGAGAATCCTCTGGCTGCAATTAGCACGTTGTAGATCGCCTTGCAGATCAGATACATCTGCGCCACCGGATTTAGATATCGCTTTACCTTCTTCATGTCTTTTTGCAGTTGCAATCGCGCAGATAGAATGCGCGACACTGTTTACAGTAATAAAGTCGCGTCATTTTGCATCCTCATATTCAACATCGTGAGTGAGCTCTTCCTGCAGGGCCCGGGCTTCGTTCTCCAGCTCCTTTTGACTCGCCACAATAATAATTTGCAGTGGCTTGAGATTTTTCAACAGATCTCCGATCGCATCAGATCCTTCACCGGTAAGATTATTAACTTCTCGATACTCCTTCACAAATTTCCAATAGCCATCCATGTCATTGTTCTTCCAGCAACGATCAGCACCACGCAGAGCCATCTCTTCGTGAATTGCTCGCTTAGCATCCTTAAGATCTTCCTGTGGATTGCTGAAGAGCATCATCGCATTCCTGATATCATCGTACGCAACAGATCTGCTAACCTTAAAAAGCTTCTCAATGATTTCAGCAACCTGCTTTCTGGTCCTATGTCGGCACAACAATAACCACGCCTTCTCCAAGCGTTCACGAATGTCTGTTTCTATTTTGGTTAACTCAACACGCGATTTCTCACTATGGTAGTATTTATAAATACGATCGAACGTTGAGTCTTTCGTTTTGTTGGCCTGCTTGGGCAATTCATCATAGTTACTCTTCACCAGCGCGCTGTTCTCGGGCTTCATATTGTAATTTTTTGAGTTGTAGTTTTAAATCAATTCGCTTCGCATCTGCGAGCGCAATTTTTTCTTTCCACTCGGCCACCTTGCCGGTATTCTTTGGTGCTTTGATCCCGGTGTTGTTATTCAGCAGCTTCTTATTGCATTTGTAAATGAGATCATCGAGTCTGCGGATCTCATGATGAAGCGCGCTGACATCAACAGGCTTCTGTTCTATTTCCAGGGAAACTGATTCCACACCAGGCAGCACACCATACTGCTCCACGTGCCGGATCTTATCCCACACACTCATCATCCGATCGGTGAATGATTGTATTTGTGTTGCCAGATCTTCGAGCTCGGGCATTGGCAAATTGCCTTTCATAAATTCATCGGCCATGCCAGGGCTTTCCTTCGTGAGTTTCGTATCGATCTCAACTACCTTCCAGGCAATTGAAGTGCTCAACTTCCCGCGATCACGTTTCAGTTGCCCCATTTCTACCCACAGATCCTTCAGCAATAGATCCTTATTCAACTCTACCTGCTGCTTGATCAAGTTATTGATCCTATCATCATTCACGACAATGATTTTGAGCTGTGGCTTATTCACTTGGTATCCAGAAGGTCCTTTCACTCTGATCTTCGGCAATGGCTTCACGCGGGCCTTCTCATCAGCCTCACGCTTCAATACTTTTTTGACGTTGATCTTCATTTGCGAGGTCCCGTATAGGTGGTTATGAATACCCAGGCCACATAGAACACAAAGCACCATGACCACCATACTTCCGTATAGGGTATGAATGAAATGGCATCACGCCTGGCTTCGTCTTCGTTGATGATTGCTATAATGATGGCCGCCACCAGACTACCAATCGTGTAAGCGATAAGAATCCCTATTATCTGTACCATTGAAAGCAAAAATGGCGACACTCTGTCGCCATAATTAGTACGGGCTTTGATTGGAACCTCTATTGTCTGGGGTTTGTTACTTTAATCCTATTAATTAGATTTAGTATAGCTTTACAGCTCGAAAATACGAGAAACCCATGTTAGAGAAGGAATTTCAATGGTTTTTGGACAACCAGAAGGCGTTGGCCACTAAATATGCCAATCGATACATTGTAATTGTTGGCGATAAAGTCGTTGGTGATTATGAAAGCGAAGGAGAGGCTTATCACGAGTCCATCAAAACCCTGAAGCTCGGTACATTCCTAATTCAACTCTGCACTGCCGACAAATCCTCTTTTACACAAACTTATTACACTCAGAGGGTAACTTTCCACCAGCCCAGCTGATAGCATGCACGGCTTAACAGTTAAGGCCACTGGCATTTCACGCATCATTGTGATGGACATTGCCATATCTCTACCAAGTGCCGTTGCTAAAGCTGGTATTAAGGGAATTTGGGATACCGGAGCCACATCAACCGTGATCACTCAAAATGTCGTTAATGCGTTAGGCCTAGTACCTACGGGCAAAACGCTTGTAAATACAGCGAGCGCAAACAATGTTCAGACCAATACTTACCTAGTAGATGTCCACCTGCCAAATGGTTTAACCGTAAAGGACGTAATCGTTACTCTAGGTATCATTATGCCAGGAATCGATTGCCTGATTGGGATGGATATAATTACACTTGGCGACTTTACAATTACAAATCACGCTGGTCAGACCTGTATGTCATTCAGAGTTCCATCTCAGAATCAGGTAGATTATGTTGTTGAGATTAACAAGGTCAATAGAAGGAACTATCTATATCGAGGGACACCGAAGAAAAAACGCACAAAATAATCATTTACTAAGACGAAAAGATTAAAAATCAGCGTCAGCCTGGATATCGTTGACCGTCTTTATAGCATCCCTCGTTTCAGTCACTACGTTTTGCACTTTGATGGTCATCAATTTTTTACTCACCACCATGTCCATCATCCTCGCCATTTTTTCGTAGTCAATATCCAAAGGTAATCCGTCCCTGGAAACTGGTCCTCGATCAGGGAAAGGATTTACAGGCCCACCTGTAGCCAAATGTTTTGTAAAACGATCGTTGATCCTGCTAAGTGTACCTACACCAATCGCCTGAACGGCTCTCCTGCTAAAGAAAAATTCTCCACCCTCAAATTCAAGTGGCTGCCCAGTCGACCTGATCACACCAGGCATGCCGCCATCCTGATGGCTCGGACCTTCTACGTATCCACCTCTTTTAAACAATAACACTTTGGCTGTTGCAAGACCCGCTCTGAAAAAAGCACGCAAGTTCTGAGCAGCAGTATAAGCTAATCCTGCAGGAACAGTTGCAGGTGCACCAGCTGCTCCAATCTTGGCACCGGCTGCAGCATTTGCTGACATTTCCTGCTGAAGATGCATTCCGATATCCGCCAGAGCAAAAGTTTTCCTGGCTGCCTTTGCCTGCTTTTCATTTTTTATTTGACCAGCAATCAATTCTCCAAGTCCTGCAGTTGTCTCCTGGATCGCCTCAAATTTTGTTTGCTCAATCTGTGCTTCAGCAGCTGCAATCTTCTCCCGATCGGACAATGCTTTCTTGGCTATTTTATCCTGGTCCTCTTTGGCTTTTTTGAAGTTCTCATTTTCGATTGCCTGATACTTGTCACCAATCGCTATGAGTTGTTGAGCTTCAATTTCTTTAAGCAACATTTTCTGCTCGAGGATCTGAGCTTCACTTCCCTGCAGCGCGAGGATCTTCTCTTCAGTTTGTTGCTGCACCATCGCAACCTCCTGATCAAATCCATCTTGTGCAGCTTGTGCCTTCAGCTGAGCAATATTTTTTGCAATTTCAACTTCACGCTTGGCGATCTCTTCAACGATATTCAGCTCGAGCGCGCGTGCCTTCTTTTTCTTATCAATATTGTCGGCCTGCAGCTGTATAATTGCAGCTTCGCTCTCGGCTCGCTTCTGACGTTCATCATCAGTCAGTATTTTATCAAGATCCTGCTCGAGCACCAGGCGCTGATGTTTCAGTTTCAGGAAGTTCATTTCATCAGCGGTTTGCTGATCAGTAATGCGTTGAAACTCCTGCGCTGCAGCCAGACGCTCTTGGTCAGTTTTAGAAGTATCCCTGGCAATTGCCATAGCCTCAGATGCCTGAACATTCAATTTTGCCCGACTAACAGTAAGCCTTGCTTCAACATCCTCGATATCATTCTCCAGCTTCAATAATTTCTGGCCAGCTATCCAGGCAGCATCCCACACCTTCTTTGTTTCCTGGAAGGCTGTGTTCATTTTATCGGTGGCATTGGTGACACCGGTGGCCAGCTGGATGTGACCGTCAGCTAATTCTTTTAGGCCCTGCTTCCACTCACCCTTGAAAAGCTTTACGATCGCCCCACCAATTACTGCGAGAGCTTTGAAACGATTGATGACATTCTCAACGATAACATTGCCTAAATCTTTAAGAGCCTGTACAGGATTTTCTACGGCCTCAGCCAGGCGTTTGAAAATTTTACCACCGAGCTCAGCAACGAGTCCGGTGATCATTTTGAAAAGAGCCTGCAGCGGATACAATACTTCCTTGAGTTTATCAGCTCCCTCTTCAGTCTTGGTGAACCAGGTAACGAGTGCACCCAATGCGAGGACCAGAAGACCTATACCTGTAGAAGCGATCGCAGTTTTAAGAACACCCATCTGCGTGATCAGTCCACCAACACCTTGCTTCATTAATCCAAACGACTGGACTATTTGATTAAAAAATTGTGCACCAGGTAATTTGTTCCATGCAGTTTTCAGCATGTCACTGGCTGAAGTGGTTCCTTCAATCTGCTTCTTAAGATCTCCCTGTAGTTTTTTAGCACCCTCGAGCTTTTGATGAGCATCCACCCAGGCCTGAGTTCCAACAGCCGCCTTGTCAGCTGCGAGTTGAGTCTCACGAATTTCTTTCTTGAGGCCCTGCATCGTTTTGCCGGCTAGTTCACCATTAACAAGTCTGATTACTAACTCTGCCATGGTACGAAACTATTGGGTGGTTTGTGGGTAAAGTAGTACGGGCTCATATAGTTGCGGCCTCCTGCATGTCTTGTTCAATCGCCTGGTCAAAGGCTGCCAGAACGTTTTGATTTAATTCTTTCAGCACAGCGCTCAGGCTCTTCTTTCTCCAGGGCTTTGCCTTCCATGTATCGTGCTTCTTCTTATCCCAGGCAACAGCCCAAGCAAGCTTCTCCGCTTTTTTTGGATCGTCTCTTTTTGTGGATGCCCACTCCATTAACTTCTTCATGTCCGGCAGTTCGGTCCATTGCATTTTTCGTTTGTCCAACAACTTCACGTGATCATCGAACGTGATCTGGATCACAGGTGACTTAGTTACATCACCCTCTACCACATCGACTGTAACGCTTTCAGCACCTGCACCGGTATTTGAATATTTAGGACCTCTCAGTACTTCCTGGATGGAGTGCTTAATTATAGACTGATGCCGGTGGGCAATGTCATTGAGTATAATTACCAGGCGCGGACTGTACATAATTAAAACGTGTAGAGCTTCACTCGGCTGATCGTTACTCTCTTCATGGTGAGCTGTACCGATATCGAATAGATAATAAAATTACTCCGGTCAAACCTTGACTTTACGTCCCACTCAACTTCTCGCAGGATCCTGAAAGGGAAGTCAACATCGATGGTAAGCACCTGCCTGTTGATTCTTTTGTGAAGCCATGACTTCCAATTCTTTTCATAAAGTCCATTGACACCGTCAAACTTTTCATCGTAGCCGGAAGCATTGACAGACGCTCCCTGATATACAAAGTTCCCATTGTCAACGTCTCCCAGGTAATAAAAAATTCTAAAGGTGAATTTTGACCCTATCTTTTTTCTAATGTATGGACCTGTGACGTTTCCATCCTCTCCATCGAGTTGTCCAGTGGTGAATTCATTCCGAAGGCCGCTTATGTCGGTTTTAATTTCATCCTCTGCTACACCGACCGTATACTCATCAACCTGAACAAATCCATCATCTGGATCAGTCGCAGCCTTCAGTCTTATGCCCGTTAAGCGTTGGTCTTCAATGGGTACCACCGGCCCGGATATTGATGTTATATCATTGTATGTTGTTGCCTCAGCAACCGGCCCGCGCTTCTTGATGGTAATCTTCCCGTTCTTCTCATTCTGATAGATGGCCAGGTTATACCTGTTTTGAAGACTCTTTAAAAAACTAACCACACTCACATCAGGTACCAGATCCGACAAATTGAATGTTCGTCTGCAAAAAACGAAATTTTTACTGCCGATGTATGGCATAGACACATCCAAGCAAGTCATGTTATCGAGTAACATCTTGGCAGTGTTAGGATCTTCATACCAATCACCTTCGAAATCGATATCGAATTCGTTGGCAATTTGATCGAGTACAAACTTTACTTTCAAAAACGGATGTATACTGTTGCGGTTGTTTACAATCCACGTTCCGTTCTCAATAGTGTTTAGTAAGAATCCACTGCCGTTCTTCCCGTTAACAATATCGTTCGGCTTTGGATTGGATGCTTCTCCATACAACCCTGGATTAAATAGAGTAGGAAAGAACAGCACAGCGTTAACTCCAGGATCCACAAAATCACGAATCGCGTCATTATAATCAGTCATGGCGAACGGCTCAATGTACCACTTAGCTTTCTCGACCTCGGTGTCTTCGATTGGTTCAACTGAGATAGGCCACGCAGGGTCATGGTTATCTCCGCCTAACAACGTATTGACGGTAACAAACATGTATGGATGAGCAGCACCTCCAGGTGTTGAACCCGCAACACTGAGTGACGCACTTACTTTCGTTTCGTTTTCATTCTGATTTATTAGCCCTTGTAAATTTGCCAGGCTGACTGCAGATATCTCTCTTCCATTTACTTTTAACTTTAATGGAAATGCTACGTTGTTCTTGATGTAGAATCCCTTGGTAAGAGTAGTTTGAATGTACGTGTTTGATTGCCCGGTTATAATGTCTCTCAGCTTGGCGGTCTTAATGTTATCCGCGATCGTGCTGATTCCAAAAATGTAGTTAGCCTGGATTACGCTCTTGTCATAACCTTTTGCTCTCAACAACCCACTCTTCCATGGAACACCACCAAAAAACAATTTAGAAGCTATCGATTTGAATGACTCAACGTTGCCGATAACATCCGGATTTTTAAACAGCCTGGAGTTCACCTCGCTCTTCTCCGCACCGGGTAGATTGAAAGGCATAGTGGAAGAACCCTTAATAATGTCACCATCGTTAAAGATTGGATTGAATAACTCGACACCTATAGTGGTGTCATCGTTCAGCTCAGCAAACGTGTTGTCTATTTGTACACCAATCATATCACTGCTGGAGTAAAGCTTTCGTTATCGTATCCATCCCTGGTATCGACCCTGATGTAGAGTTCATAATTCTGGTCCTCATTAACATGATCACCAGCGCTGATCGGCATCGGATATCGGGATCCATTGGTTACGTCATATACAATCGGACTACCTAAAAAATCCTTCATGTATTCATGCCACTGCCTGGCCATTCGATTCTTAAAATATCCGCTGCTCAGGCTCGTTTGCTTTTGGTGAGTGATTTGATTGACTGAAAACTGGCCATCCAGTGCTGCGTAGTTGTGTGGTAAAAATTTCTGCACAATCTCCCGATTAAATTTTGTGCTTTCAATCACCTGGCCGGTGAACCTTAACACTTCAAATGCGCCCAGGGAGTTTATAAACATAAAGAACCTGGTGAGCGGATGGCTTACCGGGTCGATGTAGTATGTACGCACCTCAGTGATTAGATCATCATCCTGGTCCAGTAGGCTCAGCTCGTAATGTGTGGCATTCTTGGCAGGATTAATTAACAGAGCTCCACAATTGGCTGGGCCTGCAGGGATCTGGTAAAGCTCCGCGTACTTCGTGCCGGCAAGGGTAATAGTGGTATCTGTTTCATTTGTTGCGTCATCGAAGTATACCTTGATGCGCAGCTTTAATGTTGTGTTGTTCCCGTAATTGAAAAAATTCAGGTAGTCCTCCTGTTGCCTGTCCACATACTTCTCCACCGGTGCCCAGGTTAAAAACTTTTTATTTGTTGGTAGGTAGCTTGTGAAGTAATTAAGACCAGGGAAATGGAACTTACTGACACCACCCCATAATACCAGGTTGGGAGTTGAACCAACCAGGTCACCCTCATCTGGAATCACCTCATCATCCTGAAGCTCTCCCGAGTAATTTTTGAAGCGCTTGATCCGATCGGTAAGTCGGATAATGCTGTTATGGTTTAACGTGGGTGGTATAAACGTAAACACTCCACGGAAAGCCTCGGGTAAATAAAAGATTGCTTGATTGGCTGCATCCGGAGGCAACTCAACTTTCAATTTTGAATTATAAATACCAGAGTCGGCCACATCTTCAACACGAGCATCATTGTATAGTCGATAGTTATCGAGTAATTCCCACCCGGAGGCAGCACCCTTCGAGAATGTGATCGGGTTTTTACTGTGAAAGATCTTATCGATCTCAATAGTTCCCGCAGCAACCACTGCGATATGTACAACGGAATTACCAGCTGCGTTCTTTACAGCAATGTAATATGTACCTGGTGCCAGGTCTTCAAAGTTATTGCCTGCCTGGTAAGTATCACCGCCATCTTTTGAAAATTCAAAAGGACCACCTGTACCGGTTACTGTTATGGATATCGCGCCATCATGCACACCAGAGATGGACTCGTCAGTTACTTCCATAGTGAAGTCGTGCGTGACCGAAGCGAAGTTCACCTCAAATGGATACTCATCATAGCACTCCGGGGTTGCCTGCTGTCTTACCCGAACAATATAAGTCCCAGTGGTAAGTCCGGTAAATAAGCTCGACAGCTGCCAGGTTCCACCACCATCTTTAGAATACTCCAGTGTGCCGGTGCCGGTAGCGCTTACGTCAATGGATCCGTTGTTAGCACCCAGGCTGGTTTCGTTGACTACATCTGTGGCATCAGGATCAATTTCAACATCACAGACAATTGGAGGATCTTCGGTTATGATGTATTCGTAAACTTCCACCTGATCAACATACATCAACCCATTCATGTTGATTTCCTCCAATGCCCCAGAAGCCATTAGTCCAAGAGTCGCACCGGCAGAACCTACTAAGCCTGTAGCATGCACCCTGGCCTCTACCTGTACCCATGTGCCCTTGGCCTGCAACACTGTTTTATTGACATACGAATAAGTACCGATAATTTCTAAAAAATCTTTAAAAGAAATTATTGCGGTATCGTCAGAAATTGGGTTTCCAACAGGAACGTATACCTGAGCCTTTATCAAGTACCGTTTATTCAGTTCTGTAAAAAAAGATGCAGGTTGAAAACCAAGGGCATAAAATGTAGGAATTCCTGAGTTGACTTTACCGCGAACTTTTGCACCATAGAGTCCTCCAGTCGCATGATCAGTCGATCGCGTCACTTCAAATTCTGAAGTATCAGGAAAGCCCCAAGTGCTTCGATCCGTTTCAAACTGACCGCTGTTTGAATTTGTATTTAAATTTCCGGTAACAATTACTTCTGCCATCAGCTATTCCATTTACTGGCATCGTATGCCAGGTTCGTGTTGTCAATAAAATTCAATTCCATTTCCCACCCGATGTACTTTGTGCTGCCAATTGTTTTTTGTACTGGACCAGTGGTCCAGGAGTCGATCGATGTCGCAATCATGGTCCACTCTCCACTCACATCGGCACCGCGTTTGTCCATGTAAATTTTTGCGAGGATCTGTTCAATTACCTCTTCGCAGAAATCGAACGCTTCTTCTTCATCGGCAAACAACTCACTATCCGGCACGATCATATAAGCAACGCGGGCCTTCTTTGTCTTCACCACATTATCACTACCCTTGTCACCATACTTTGCATCTTCATACGGCATCGCCCACAGAAATCGTGCGGCCAGGTCGCTGCGGCTATCGTTGGCGATCACCTTTTTGTCACCCCACTTATAACCATCAATCATTTTATGCTTCGCTGCGATATCAGCGAAGTATGCTTTGTAGCTGGCCAGGTTGGTTAGTTTAAGCTTTGGCATTCTTTTCCTTTAGTTGTGCGAGGTCCTCTAAATAATCGAGAGCAGCGTACATGTTAGCGCTGCCGGCTTTGTCATATCCCTGGAAGGCTGGTGTCTCAGCCAGGCGGTGCTTTAACTTCAACCACATACCACCGGTGGGCGTTGCCTTCACCTCCTGGATATCCTCTTCAGAATTTATTGGGGGTGGTGGCATTAGTGTTTTACATCGCCTCGTCACGAACTCTCTCACATGGGCATAGGTGAAGAACGTATGCGTGAGCAACCATTCTTTAATTTTCTTTTTATCAAGAGCAGCAGCTATCGACTCCACATTTTCTTTATCAAACTTAGCCTGGTACAGTGTGGCCACCAGTCTGAGTAAGTATTTAGGATCCTGGGTCGACAAGAAACTGCTGTATTCATTGTCAGCATAGATGAAATGATCAAACGTGAGCTTGGCCATTTTCTCTTCAGGTGTGATGAGGTTTTTCAAACGAATAGCGCGAAACTTATAGAAGGGCTCTTTTAAAAACTTCAGATCATTGAAAATGTCAACAGCCTGCTCAACATTAATTTTATTCACCAGCTGCGGGTTCTTCCGGAGGCGTCTTAAAATACTGATCAGGATCACTCCGTACTTGGTCGTGCCGACTTCAGCATCACGCAGCTGCAGCAGCAAACTGAATACCTCAGCCTGAGCTCTTCCGCGAAGTTCATCCCAGGTTGTAAAAAATAGATCCTTGACTAGGTACTCTTTGTTCATTGTTCAAATTGAATTTCAATTTTCTTTGATTGCTGTATCTCATCCATCACTCTCTTAAACTCTGGCCGCTCAGCATGGAATACTTCTTCATTCAAAATTCTCAGTGTGGCCTCCAGTGCTGTCTTTTTCACATGGCCCCTGCAGTAATCAATCAACCCTTTCTTTCCCTTTCTCCTGAAGATCCGATGCATCCAGGTATAATGATCCACAGCAATCATGTGTGGCACTTGTAGCGGGTAAGTTTTCCATGCCATCACAGGCGCTCCATCAACTTCTTTTATGTTAGCAAGCATCAGCTCGTAGCCGGTGATCACATCGTTATACACGCGCATCTGTCCGAAGTCCGCCATCTTGCCTGCAATCGCATCAATAAATTGTCGTACTTCATCCGGACAGTTTATCTTCGGCTGAGTCTCGCGGATCCTCGCACGCCAGGCGAGCAGCTCGCCTCGAGGAATAACCTCTGCAGGTTGATATTTTTGTATTTCAATCATTGACCAAAAATCATTTCGTATGGCATCCATGCTGCATTGAGACCATAGTAATACAGGAGAAGTCCTCCAACCATCAGGAAGAGCTTCCACCAGAACCATGGGAAGGGGTGAGGATATCTACACTGCATCCGATCGAGCCAGGATCCTTTCGGGTTTAAATAATAGAACTCAATCAGCTCATGGCCATCTTTCAAAATACGATGCATCAGGTTCCTGAATTGCGTCAACCCATAATCAAAGAACCACCAGAAGGTGAGCAGCATCATCGGTATCATGCCGAGCCATTGGTAATAGCCAATGTCAAAAAATACTGGACAGAGCAACCAAAAAATAAAACCGACCACTATACGGATTAAGTTACTCCACCAGTATGTTGGCCGTCTCTTTCCAACTTCAATGATGGACCAATTGCGGAAGATCTCTACGCAAATCAGTCCTATCCATATCGCTAGTATCCAGTTCATGCTTGTGGTTTTTTTGGTTGTGGTTGCTTACTACGGAAGGCACTTCCGAAGAAGAAATTGATAACTGTTAACGCACCTGCAAACAAGTATACGTCTGCAAACATTTCTACCATGCGCCTATTCTCTTCGGGCACTTGTACATAAAAAAGCATAACACCAAATGCAGTTGCAGAAACAACAATGAAGGCACTCAGATAATAGATGAAGCGCTTTGAAAACACATCGTCCTGGTGCAGTGCTTCAATCTGCATCTTGCGTGCTGAGTCACGATCGGCAGCCTCTAGCTTGGCAAGCTCGAGCTCGGTTTCCTGGATAAGTTTTTCAGCCTCGAGTTTTTGCTCCGGAGTAAGGTCTGGATCTGAGCTGATCATTCGTTTAATAATTCCGAGGCCTCCTTTGTCAGGAAGCACATCGCCAATTGCGTTTCCGATCTTCGGCGCTTTCTCACTCAGCCACTTGCCGAGCTTAGTTTCTTTGAATGGTTTTTTATCTTTGCTCATAGTGGTTTGTTTTATTGTGGAGCCAGTGCGAGTTGCACTTCCTGTTTAATAATCTTTCCATAACCTTTCAGTCCTCCAATTTCCACGTACGCCTGCATCTCCCACGGACCTTGTTCATTCAGATCTGCCGGTGATAAATTCGAGACGACCAGCTTAGTTGTTCCCTCTACGGATGTCACTGGGAAATATCCTTTCACTCCGCTTGGTTTTTTATATAACATTCTTTTCATAGTGGCACCGCTAACATCGATACCGGTGTCGAGCTTGATCGTGATCAGTGATTGTCCTGTGAAGAGTATCATACAAATGAGTCTAGGTTTAAGATGCTGGTAATCGTACTGTCTCCCTCTATTAATAATGTTATCGGACTTTCACTCTCTACTGAATTGATGATGGTACTCTTGAATGATCGCTCAATTGAAATCTCGCTGACTGCTTCAATGGTTGTGATGATCGTTGATGGGAATGAATAAACAACCCGCAGATTGGAATCAAACAACAACGCAATCGAAAAGGAGCTGCCGGCACTTTTACCAGCAATGGAAATAAAATTCCCAACTTTACCAGTGAGCTGTGCTTGTGCGTAGCTATAACTAAATCCTGCAACTACTGCAGAGATCTTTCCCTTCACATTGGCGACATTACTACAGCTGCTACCTGCAACACCAATCAGTCTGCCTTTGGCTTTGAGTGATGCAACTACGTACGCACTTGAAAAATCAGCGGACACAAGTGCTGCTTTGCCTTTTAGGTTGGCGACATTATAACATGTTCCTGGTGCAGCTGTATTTAGGGATCCCTTTCCTTTCAGGGTTGCATTTGTATAACATGCACCGATTGCTTTCCCTGGAATGGATGAAACATTTGTGATCCCACTCAGTGATCCTACAGCTGATGCGTTGCTCTGTGCTATACCTGAGAGTGTCCCAAATGCAAATAACAGAGCAACTACAAAACTGCTCCCTGGTGAACTACCTGTTATAGGATTTGTTGCTGGGCTTTCCAATGGGAGAGGTGGATTAGGGTCGTGACTGGTGAGCGAAGGTGCCCACTGCAGCTGCGATGCCTGATACTGTTTCCCGTTAGTACTATAAAAGCGCATAGATCTATCCTGCTACGGTTGTAAAACTTCCTGTATAAGTAGTGGCTCCTGTCGCTGGCTTTAACACTTCCAGAAATGACAGACACGCATCATCAAAAATTCGAATAAGATTGAAGGCGGTATTGATACCATCTGCAATGCAAACCATGTTGGCGATCGGTAGAGGCATCCATGCAATAGGGTGACCAATTACAAAATTGATCTCACCGGTGGCCACTGCAGCAGAGCATTGCAGCTGTGCCAGGTCCTTGATGCCGGAGTCACCATTGGCAAGTGGAGCGAACCATTGGCCCACAGGGTGGTCTAGTCTTCTTACGATCGCGCTTGCATTACCAACTAATGATGGAAGCGTTTGGTTATCGTTGCCGGCCTCATCTCTGTACAAACATGTTGTCCAGTTGTGAGCTGTTGCTGCGAGGGCTGTGCCGCCAACTTCTACAAATAGAAAATTTCCTTCAGGTGAATCAACTGCACCAACCGATCCCTGATACCTGGTAGGCACTCCAGTAACGGATTCAGTTGCACTGCTGTTCATGGTTTTGGCAACATCAAAAATCCTGTCGTGCAAGAGCAGCGTATTTCCTGCAACTCCGCAAATAGGAAATCCAGAAACAAAATGTTGTGTATCTGGATTGGATGGATTTGTAAATGGAAATCCTCCAAGGGTTGTATCATCCAGTGCACGGCCACCTGGTGCAGCGGATCCATTGGCTCCGGCAGCAGGTGTTGGCCCAAGACCCCACAATGAATTGGTGACGTTGACAACTCCTGTTGCGCCTGCTTTGTTAAATAAAAATTCTCTTCGTTTACCGGCGGTTGCTTCTGCAATAAGATCGGAGAGGGAACTGAATCCTGTATTGAGCCTGCGCGGATTATTAAATACAAAATGTTTCCATCCTCTACCCATGCGCTTGGCTAACTCAAGCCCGACACGTTCCGCGATATCACGCGCACTGGCAAACTCTCCGGCTTGAATCTTACCACGAAAGTCTCCACCCTTCACAGCAAAAACTTTTCCTGGAACACCGGCCACCGCAATGTTAGGACCATACCAGTCCTTCATCCCCAGGCTCATCTGGTTAACAGCATCTTTGCCTAACCAGCGCTCCAGCTGCCCTGAGTGAGTAGATCTTTCTTTTAGGATGTACATTAGTCTTCAGTTATATCAATAGCACCTGCGGCAAACTCAGGAGTGATGCCACTGCTGACAGCAAGCACAGCTGCCTTAATACAAACACCATCACCAACAGCGGTGATGTCAAGCGTACCACCTCCCTGTGTTGTACTTATGGTAATCACATCAGTGGCTGAAGTCTTTACCCAGTAGATCGTACCCTCCGTAATTCCGGTAGGCAATGAACTTCCGAACGCAGGATAGAACGCAACTCTGTCATCCACGATCAGCGTGTGTCCTGGAATGGTGATGTTGTCGTTTATAGCTGCAGTGAACGGTCCTTGCACAGAAGATCCGAGCGCACCTTTATATAAAATTTTACTTGCTCCACCTGAAGCTACACCAACGGACCAATGTGTGATCGTATTGGATCCGGCTGTGCATTGTCCGAAGGTGACTGCAGCAGTGTTCTCTGCCAGGTTGTTCGTAATGGTCCATCCACCAGCTGAACGAGCGACAGCCACACGTGCGTAGCCTGTATAGTTCGCTTCGCTTGTGGTTTGATCACCGGCCTCACCAGGATCGCCAGTGTGAAGTGCTACATACAGGCTGCCTGCTGCTACACTGTTTTGAAGTCCAGCTGCATCGCCAATGTTTGCGATGTCTGCATTCTGGAAGAGGTGCAGCAGTAGTTCATTCTCGAATGTATTTCCTTTACTCATGATGCGGTGGGTTATTTTGCTTCATCCTTAACTTCCAGTAAAACTTCCACACCCGCTTTGAGTAATGGATAAACTATTGCATAGAAAGCATCCGTGGCTGCAAGGCTATGTGATCCTGGCTTATCCTGCTTAGTCAAATCAAATGCGAAGCAGGGCAGATTACAACCGAGTGTGTCGCTATCGTCATTGCCAGAATGAAAATAAATACCGGAGAAATCGGTGACCCTAGTAATCTCAATATGATACCAGCCAGGGTTCGCTTTGAACCATGGTGAGTTTTTGTAGGCTTCACGATGTTTTATAGTGAGCGGTGTATTTTCTTCGCGCAGTTTCAGCGGATAGATCCCTGCAGGAATTCGAGTAATGCCTTTGATCTTCTTCTCCTGCTTTGTGTCCTCGAGTAGAAATGAATTAAAACTCCCTACCTCATTGGAAAAATGTCCAAGCGTGTAATCCCCTTTAGGATTTCCTTTGGTGTGAAACAGACGTTGATTTATGAACTTCATGAGAATAACCAGGTTATAAATTTCCAAATAGCACCCCACCCGAACTTCAGGTAGAGGAACATGAATGCGAACGACAGGACCACAACAACAATGAAGCGCTTGAATGCTTTGCTTGTGAGCACATCGAAATATTTTTGAAGCCCTTCCCTCCACTCGTTTATTGCGGAGATCTCTTCATCCAATTTTTTTTCAATTCGCTTCTGTGCAGGGATGACTCCTTCAATGTTCATCTGTTCGGATCCCTTCAGGCATAGAAGGATCTGGTCAAGCATTTTGTCCTGTTTGTCTAGTCGTGCGTCAATAGTTTTCATTTCGTCACGGTGTTCTTTAGTTGTCTTGGCCATTACACACTGAAGTGTTTGTTGCAAGGATCATTCAGTGGGGCCCATGTAGGGCCCGGGACTGGCTGCACTGTATACACTGAGCTCGCCTTTATCAGTGGGTAATCATTAATGTTGTCCAGGATAAATTGATTCAGCTCGTTCTCGTCAGCTGGATATCCAAATTCTTCTTCATCGCTCAGCTGATCACGCAGCGTCTTCACTTCATCCTTTGTTGCCAGCTGACCAAGTTTGAAGATGTCATCGGTGCCACTGTAAATGAACAGACCATTCTCGTTGATCTGCACACGCATGAATGGCAGCTGCATGTAGAGCGCACGCTTTGAAATGATTGGCTCCAGCTTTCCAACTAAAGTTTTATTTGCTGATGGCATGCCACCTGTTTGCAATTGAGTAACTAGCTCATCGTATTGATCTTTGCTGATCAGCTTCGGTATAAACCGAGTCTCTATTTCGCGAATCTTGTTCTTCAGCTGCAGGAATACTCTGCGACTATTATTGATCGGGATGTGCTTGGATGCAACGGTTGTACCGTACACGATGGCTCCACTCATTTTTGTGTTGGCAACGATATCAGCAAACCATTGTTCATAGTTGCCGGCAACAGCACTCGCGTTCAGTTCCAGGAACTCCAGCAATTTGTCTGCATGGATGTCTCCATTCTTTAATGCATTGAACTGCAGCTTCTCTTCCTTCCAGCGCGGTGCAGCATCACTATCTTCTGCACGATATTGACGGATCCCGAGCTCACCAAAAGATCCAGAGAGATGTGGTATCGATTGTAGCAGTGAGTAATATGCGAGTGCACGTTGAATGTAAGGCAATAGTTTTTCGTTGTTGGGACTCAACTGAGTGCTGGTCATTGATGCGACATACAACGGGTGATAGTAGTTGTAGAATGATTGACCGAGTAGTGGTAAAATAAAAAGTTGTTCTGCCTCCTTCACGTAAGGCTCAATGGTCGCCCACTTTGTGTTGGCATCGATGGCGATGTACTTTTTAAATTCTGCTATGGTTGTGATCAGGCTCATGGCAATTTCATGTCGTCTTGTTTGTCCGAAGTTGGGGCTGTCTCATTCTGCTTTGAAAAGCCTCCCTTGTTCTGGTCCGTACTCTGCAGCACTACATCACGGAAGCCCAGGTGCAGATCTTCAGGCCAACCGTTGCGGTGCTTAATTATTTCCCAGGGCTCGAGCGTCATCTCGCGCGGGATGCTCGTCATCACTTGCATGTAAAAATTAAATTGCTCACGTAGATCGCTTCCGCTTCCCTGGCCGAGGCCGTTGGGAAGTATGGATCCTGCAATACTTGGAGCGAGGCCGATGCCACTGATCATGGCCATGGCTGCAGTACCATAAGCCTTCAGCCAGGCTTCATGCTGAATATTATTTTCAATTACTTCAATCTCCCAACCAGGTAGCGGTTTGCCGTTATCATCAACAGCCACTTTGCTATAAAATGCTTTGTGAACATTCTTTTCACCGGACAGGTACGAATCAATTTTTTTGTATAGCGCAGCTTCGGCATCCTGAATGCCTTGCATGCGTTCCGATTCTGATTTATATGCTTCAACAGGGCACAGCTTCAAAAAATACTCCAGCGGGATTTTAACATGGTACTTCAGGTTAATGCTGTTGTCAATGTTGGCGAGGATCCAACGCGGGATCTTCGCTGCAATGTTCAACCATTGTTTGATACCATGCCATGCTGCATCTGGATTGTAATCCTTATCAACACTTGGAAGATCATGGATATAAATACCTGACTTCTTTCCGTTCTTATCGAACGCAGGAACTTCGGCAACCTTATCATCGGGAGGATTTGGCCAGAAGCCACTCAGATAATAAAAATTTAGCTCTCCGGTTTTTTCATCTCTCCAGCCTGGACGGATATTTTTTCTGCGCTGCCACTTAACCTGGATGATTTTGCCGGTGCCATCGGTAATGTATTGAACACCGAAGGAATGCCACCACTCTTCATCGGTAATGCAACCAATCATGAACCTCTTGAAGTCGTTCGTGCGCATGAAATCTTTTATCTCCTGCGGTACTTCCTTGTCGGGAACGATTTTTATTTTCTCGTTACCTTGATCATCAATTTCTTTTTTGAAGAACACCAGGCCTCGACCCCAATGGAATGCGATCTTCTTCTCAAGGAGAGAAGCAATGGGATCAGACTTTACTGCATCAATCAGCCTTTGAGGGTAATCGTTATCGGTTCCCCAACGTACCCACTTCTTTCCCGATGTAGAGCCATACGCATTTTGTGTATCGGGTTCAACTTCTTTTTTGGTAGTCTCATAAATACCACCGGTGTGGGAGCTGATAAAAATGCCATTGCCTACGAGCTCGAGGTCTTTTGATTTTGGAGGGGGTGCTGTGGGTGTGCTCATCAGTGGCGTACGTTATTCCAGGTTGATTGATTGAAATCTTTGAAGGCACAAATGGTCGCCACTTTTACTGTGCGCGGTTGATCAATAGCGAGGTCATGCACGAGCATCACACCGTTACGCTTTAAATTGAACATTCGATTGCCGCGCTCTTCAGTTGGTTTGCGCAACTGCTGTTTTGGCGACTTAACATTCTTGCGGGCGCGCATCGTGCGCAGGCGGCCATCGATTGTGATAAACCGGATCCCGTACTCTTTCACTGTGGCATCGAGTTCATCCACGGTGTCGTCAAATTTGTTGAGTACAGTACCGATATCGATCACACCCATGAGGCCAAACTTAGAGCTTCAAAGGGGTGGGATTTAGTACGGGGTTTATAATCAAAAAGCCCCGCATCCCGGGGCTTTCCTTCTTTACCTAAACCTAAACCTATGAGAGCTTTTTCAAGTACCCTTTTTCTGCAAGTTGCTCAGCGAGCTGCAGGTCAATCTGTGTGAGATCAACGCGGCCAAACTCAGCACATACAAAATGCTGAAGCACACCTTCAACTGGTTCGTACTTAGCAGCAACAGCCTCCGGAAGAAAACTTCCGGATGGCTTCTGCTTTTTATTATCGTTGTTGCTCGGAGGCATTACGCACCAGGTGTTAATGGTATCGTACCAACGTACTCGATCGGATCGTGTGCGCAGCTAAACTTCCAACCCAATAATGCACCGTTCTGGTCCGCTCTCTTCTCACCGGTGGATGAATCACCAGTTTCAAAGTAAGTAGGTATGGCCAGTGATAACGCTGTTGAAGCCAGATCCAGTTGAGTAACACCCAACAGATACAACTTACCGTTGCGACCTAGTCTGAAAATAATTACACTCGGTGTGTTCTGGCATTGACGTTTGAAGTCAGCAAGTTCAACTCCTATTGCAGGATATCTTCCTGTAAGAATTGTCTCACTTCCTCTGCCATCGCGCTCGCCTACTGGCTTGCTTTCAACCTTCGCGGTCTCATCAGTAAAATAAACCCGAGAGAATTTCTTCCCAGTTTTATTTACAATGTTACCCGCACCAACAGTTTTAAGACTGGCGGCTGCAGCAAGAGCAGGGACAGATAAAATATCTTCTGTTGCACAGACGTATATTTCACCTACTAACCCTGCCAGATTATCACCACCCTGGGTGAATAGTAAATCGTTCATAGCTTTTAGCCCTCCTTTTTAAGGACGATACCAGACTTGCGCGCAACGAGTGCGGCCATAATGCCTTGAGCTTTTTCTGCAGCCTTATCCTTACCGGATGCTTCAGCAACTAACTCGCGTACATTAATCACGCTGTTATCATCCCATGTGAACGTTGGGCAGGTGAATTGGTATTCGCCACCTTCCACATCATTCGCATCGTCATCTTCCACTTCAAAGGATGGAAGTAAATCCTTGGTTGCTTCCTTCTTCAGCGTGTCAGCTTCTGCCTGCAGAGCTGAATTACTTTCTTGAAGGCTGTTAAGGTGAGCAACTTGTTCTTCCGGAGAGAGTTTCTGAAACTCTTCTGCGGTAAGTGCTGCAGGTTTTGAAGCTGCAGCACCGTTAGCTTTTTTCTTTCCCATGCGCTTAAACTTGGTCGCCTACTTTAATGGATTGCATATCCTGGATCTGGAAACCCATGCGGACTTTTAAGCCGGCATTCAATTTCCAAAGCTCTGTATCCTTCACGCTGATTGAACTTGCGTCTGAAAGCAAATCAGTACCCATGAATAAATTCATGTGACGTTGATCGCCAGGCATTACAGGACCTGAAATCAATCTGCGGCTGGATCCTAACCAGGTGGCTGGCTTCACAATATTTTTATTGTTGGTTTCAGGCATGAAGATAAACCCGTTCTTCGATGCATCGTCCTTGATGTATTTGTATTTCTCGCCAAGGTCATCGAGTAACAATTCCCAGTCAGTGTATGAGCAACTGGTGATCGTTCCGAAATTTTTTATTGCAGGAATAAAAGCGCGGTGTATTTTTTTAAATGCAGTGATTGCTACACCTAATGTGCTGTTAATAACACCAGTTGCAACAGGTGCAATTTCAGTAGAGGTGATACCGGCTAGAATATAAGACTCAATACCTGGAGCAACAGCGCGTGCGGTTACGTTCTGCCATTTGGTTGGGTTCGTGTCAGGGCTTTGTCCTGCCGTTGTATCCACGATAACCATCCAATAATCTTTGACTCCATTCGGGTTATCTGTGGCAGATGCGAACTTTACTTTGGTACCTGCTGATGCTAAATAAACTGTACCAGCTCCCCAATCTGCTGTGGCTGAACTATCAAAACCTTTGTAAGCTGTTTCATCGTTCATCTCACGTTGTACTGCTTTGATCACCTGATCCCACATGAACTGTGCGAAGGGGATATCCTTTTTCCCTGCTGAAGATCCTGGTGAATTTACCCATGCCAAATATGTGGTCATGTAATCTTCTGGATCTATCTGCAGTTCACGCTTACCCACTTTCACTTCCAGGAAGCGATCGGTGTAAGTCAAACCTTTTACCTTAAATTCCTGTGTGCCTGAGTAAGGACGGAACCCGTTACCAACTTTTAACTTCGGCATTGGGATCTTGTTCTTAATACCAGGCGCAACCAGCACATCGTTGGCTATGTCAAGTCCGTTGACTAGCGTGGAGATTAGCTCTTTCTGGTTGTTCGCTGCGAACGAAGTGATCGCACTCAGGTCCGCATCAGATAATTTCAATACAACCGTGTACGCTTGCGGTGCGCGTAACAGTAATGGCAATGGGCTGGCAGTAAGTACACTTACTGTTACCAGCAGGAGAATGACTCCGAAGGATAATAGTTTTTTCATTTTATTTTACGGTTGAAAGGTCCTTGTTGTTTTTTCTGATCTCAGCTGCTTGAGCATCCACAGAGGTCATGTACCTTTCAGCACCTTCTTTCTTGGATCCATCATCGTTCACCTGGGCTTCTTCCTTCTTGTCACTTATCACCGTGGTGAGTTGACCAGTAGGTTTTGCGTCAAGCGCAGTTTTTTGTTCTGCCACTTTCGCTGTGAGGGTTGTCTTCTCACCTTCAAGCGTACTTACCTGAGCATTGAGCTCAGTTACCTTGGCCTCAGCAGAGGTTGCACGCGTTTCAGCCGCGATTTTTTCTGCAGTGGTTTTCACAAGATCTGATTCCATGGTTGCTACCTTTTGTTCAGCAGCTTCCAGTGGAGCTTCGTCTTCAGTGAAAGCACTGACTGCCTTACCCCAAGCCTCGCTTGAGAATAGTGCAGATAGTTTTGGAAACTTCATGATTGTATTTACAGAAGCACTTGCGGTGCTGTTTGTACTTGTTGGTAATTGTTTTTTTTGTTCACGCGCCAGCTCAGCTACTTTGTTAAGAGCGGTTTGTAGTGTCCCAATCGAATCAATGAGACCAATACGTTTGGCATCGTTTAAATCGAACATGCGGCCTGCGAATAACCCTTCTGCTTTCGTGTCAAGCTTATCTCCGCGGCCTGATTTTACCGCATCAATAATCATGGTCGCATACGGGCGGGCCTCTTCTCTCATGGAAGCAAGATCATCTTCCTTCCAGGGTTTTGTCGGATCATACTTTACCTTCTCCGAGCTTTGTGGTGCGGTGACAATATCAACCTGTGGCATGTTGCCTATCTCCATCATTTTGCTGAAGTTCTGCACCACACGAAGAGCACCAATACTACCAAACTGTGTGGGATTGTTTTTGTTGCCGATGATAACTGCGCACTGACTTGCTAGCCAGAGTCCAGCACTGGCTGTCATGTTATCTCCAAACCAACCTACTGGCTTTGAAGAATTTTTAATAGCCAGAGCAAACTCAGGTGTTCCATCAACAGTTCCACCTGGTGTATCACCAAGAAGTACGGTCCCGTGAACTTGAGAGTCAGCATTTACTCTTGCAAGCAATGTCTGTAAGGTTTGCATTCCAAGACTACACAGATCGTTGTATTTGGTTACCGGACCAATGACTGGAATCACCGCAATGTTTTTACCGCCTACTTTAAAAATGGGAACCTGAATCTGACCATAGATATCATAGTAAAGTTTTGCATCAGCAGGCGTTACTTCTGCAGAAGCAAATGAAAGTTCAAGCAGGTTTTGAATTCTATCTTTGTGATCCTCAAGAGATACTTTTTTAATGAATCGGTCAAGGTGACCACTCAGAGCAATTGGTGCCCACTGTTTAAAGTAGCTCTCTTCAAGAGCCCACACGTGATATTGGAGTATCCCAAGCATTATGATCACCAAATTAGAACACTGCTTTTCGGGGCTTTAGTACGGGGTTTTTTTATGCGTTGATAAAGGCATCCAGCTGAGCAAGTATCCAATCCTTTCTAGTCTGGGTGAAAAGTACTGTCGTTGCGATCGCATTGAATGCCGCCCGCGCAACCTGAATGTCGCCCCACTGCAGCGTGTTCATTGCATCCTTTATTGAGTTGAGTAATGTCAACCTTTGAGAGTTGTTGAGACCATCCATGTTCTTGATTCTGTCGATAACTTGTGTGCAGAAGTCAATCCCGAAGGCTCTCTCTTTCAAAATTTGTTCGAGTTGTGGTGTCATAGCAAATGGGATATTGTTGTTTTGAAAAGTTAGAATTAACTCAGGCATGTTAAGTCCAATGGCCAGTGCCATTTGTAAAAGCGTTGTTGGCTCTGCTTGGAGTGCGCAGTGAGTATCAAATGGAAATGCTGTGAATGCGTTATCGTCAGTCGTAACTACAGTTACGATCGCTTTTGATTTTCTGTCGTAGATTATTCTCATATCAATTGTAAGTCATAGTCCATGCAAAAACATTTACCAGGATAAATAGTTTTTCCTTTTCATTCGCAGGCGCGCTACCTTCCACGTAAGCACTGCCACCACTTATGTAAGTTGTATATGCTGTACTGTTAATCGCTGATGAACCAGCTTCATTCCAAAGTTCAAACGTATTACCAGAAATATTTTTAATCATGAAGTATTGTTGATTCACCTCGGTCATTCCAAGAACACTGCGTACTCTGATCACATTATTGTTCGCAAGCGTACCTATGGCACTTACTGTCATTACTGCTGTCGCTGCCTTTGTAATTCCTGTTACCGTTGCTGTCTTGTATCCTGTTGGAGCAACGAACGTTCCTGAAGGGGCTGCGTTTGTTCCAGCGATGTTCATGGATTTAGCTGCTACTGTCGTATCCCACTTCCTGCGATTTGTATAAATATTATTGATGTTCAAATTAACATTGGCATTACTCATTGAGTTATTTTGAATCAATATTTCGGTTGGAAGCCAGTTGTTCGTACCAAATTTGAAATCAATATTTAATGCACAAGCGTCTGCGAAGAACTGCCTTGTACCAGTCGCTGTTAAAGTATCATAATTGATGTTCTCAATATTTGTCATTGTCGCCAAAACCGTGCAACCCCTGAAGGTAATTGTCGATGCCAAAAAAACAGTCATTACCGATCTGGCTTGCGTAGTGGGGAATGTGACTGCTGTTAAAACAGTACATCCGTCAAAATTCATTGGGCCGTTAAGGAAACTGTTAGTGCCAACCCATAACAACGTTGAGGTTCTACTTGAAAAGTCTACTGTTACTATAGCACAATTTTTCGCACTGACACCTTGGAGTACTGGCACTCTCGTAAAGTCAAAAACAAAACTCGCATTGTTATCAACAATCAAAAATCTCAAAGAGCTAATTGTACCAGCAGCGATACTTGATAAATTATTTGCAGCAAGAGACACATCAATTATGGATGTTGGTAATTTCAAGCTCCCACTAAGCACAGATTTGTTACCAAAAAAAGTGGTTAATAAAGTAAGTGCCGAAAGATCAACGTTAGCTCCCAAGCCATTTGTACTGTTTTGTCCATCCTCTATTCCAACAAAACCTTGACTACCAGTGACAGTCCATAAAATTCTTAAATTAGTCATTGCTTGTATCTGACTAATCAAACTTGGATTTGTAGACACATCCAACTTGTTACCACCTAAATAAAGATTTTGAACTGTAGTGTTAACTGGCAACGTCAAGTTTGAAATCTTACTATTACTCAGATCGATTGTAACAGCGGCCGTTATTCCGGTGATGCTAACTGTTGCAAAGTCATTCTTACTCGCTGCTGCTAACGATACTGTGTTATTGCCTATTTTAAACTCAGTTAACGTTGCCTTTGCAGTTGTGATCGTGATGCTACCAGTAATGATGTTTCCCCAAAAATAAAAATGAACAAGTGATGAAGCGATGTCGGCGTTGACAAGACTGCGTGTCCAAGTAAGGTTATCATCATTGCAATAAAATTTTGCGAGAACTGACGAAGCTAAAGCCAAGTCTATTGCTGTACGCAACTCACTGGCCGTAATGGTAGTGGTTGAATTTATCTGGAAAAATTTAAACACACTTGACGCATGAAAGACAATGGATGTGAGTGTGCCTAACCTTATAGCTATCACTTCCAGTAAAGGGCAATGTGCAAAGCTCATCGTTCCTGTCAAAACCATACAGTTTGTGTTGAACGTGTAGAAAGTATAAGGCGAAACTTGAAAATCAGTGTTACTCGTAACAAATATTGCCTCCTTTAAATTAACGCATTCAGTAATCCTGTCATTCAACACGCTCGCAATCCCGTTAGCTCGAATTTCTAACCTCTCAAGTGTTGGTGGAAACTTATATTCTATCGTGTTGAATTGAATAAAGTTGAAAATCGAAAACGGAACAACGTACAAGTCTTTGAGTCTTGTAAACCGCCCCTTTATACCTTTGATGCTATCCGCAGAGCCGGGGCCTGAAGCACCGGGAACCTGGCCGAGATAACAAGTTTTTGCATTGATAAATGCACTTACGTTTATAAAATCACTTCTGTCACATGCACCGCCAGAAAGTTGTATCGATAAAATTCGATCAGGATTAAAGTTGAAAACCCTGTTCTTAACCAAAGCCCTTACAGTTACACTGTTATACAAGTAACCACGAGTCGGGAGTGCATTACTGTGCTTGCCGTTTACAACACCATCGTTTGTAACTTGTGTTGAACTCAATAAAAGTTTTTTATCTGGCGTTGCTTCTACTGCGTTTATGTCAAACAGAAATTTGATCATTGCACCATGTATCGCATTGTAATTCCAATGTTCTAAAAAATAATATCGGTCAGGCGTGAAGACTGCACCAAGTGTGTCGAACTCGTCAAGCGTTTGATATTTTCCAAAGAATCCAAACAGCATAATTAGTTTGGTTGTAAGTCAGGAGTGATCACAACATCCAATTTTCCAGTGACGCTACATTTAAAAACAAGTGTGTCAATCGCAGTACCTACTCCGTTTGTTGCGGGGTTGGTCAGTATAGGAGCCTGCCCAAGCGGGAACCTGAACTTTGCTGCTGTGAATGCTATCGTATAGTTCGTTGTCACCCTCGTAATATCAAGATAATAAACAGCACCAAGCTTTTCACTCGTGAATGTGAACGATGTAACGTTCCCGGTAAATGCACACTTGAAGTTTCTACCTGTCGATAAGTCAATTATCACAGCACCGGATAAATTACCAAGATCAACAATAGCGGCAGCGTAGTTCCTTAGCTTCAGTGGAGTAACCATTCGAGTGTCATCTGTTCCAGTGTCAGTCTCAGCCTGGGTTGCGATCTCAGCTCTGCCCTTTACTGTTTCGCTTGCATCGAGTGTGGCCCACCAGGTGAGTAGCTTTGTTGGGTTAACATAAAGCCTTGCGCCTGTACCGCCCGCACCGGTCCCGGCAGTCACTTCTGCATCGGTTGCTTCTTCAACAATTCCCTTAACTGTTTCACTTGCGTCAGGCACGCTGGTACCAAGCTGTGACCAGAGAATGTTTGAGGATCCTAGTGTTATTCCATCAGTTGTTTGGATCCATGTTGTGTTTTCATTGACGGTACCTCGTTGAACGGTTACTGCCACACCCTCGAGCTCAGCTGCGGCATCAGCATCAACTGCTCTTACCCAGGCACCGGACTTGCATAAGTAAATTCCATTTTGAGTTTGCGTTGTTTGTGCTTTAACAAGAACACGGTCATCGGCAACAACACTGATGCCATCAATAGTTTGAGTTCCTGACAATGTAATGTTCGCTGTTGTCGCAACTTTAACTGGGGCTTTCCAGGAAGTGACAATCGCAAGCGCAGCTGCATCAACATAAGCTTTCGTTGCAGCATCCTGGGCAAGTATAGGATCTGCGAGATTTTTTATTTGTTGAGCACCAGCATCGTTGCCTGCAGCAAGGACCGTTGAAAGCTTATTTACAAATCGTGCCCACTTCCCTCCGGTAAATTCTGTTTCAATGTTGGTGCTGTTGAATGGGCGAACAGGTTCTACAAGTAAATAGAAGCCACGACCTGCTGTGCTGTGGTTGTGGTAAACAATCACAAGTCCGGATCCGTAAATACCTGCAGCCCATTCTTTGATTGCACTGCCATCGCTCGGACTTACTTCAATCCAGTAGGTGTTCTCTATAGTGAGTGGATTGGTTGGTGGTTGATTGGCTATGTTGCCATTTGTTTTTGTTTTCCAGAATCGGATGTTGCCATCAGTATCGGGCTCAGTACAAAAGGATCCTGCTCCGGATCCATCCAGGTTAAACGTTAACAGGTTGGTCCAGTCTGGTATTCCGGTGGTGATCGCCTGCGTGATGAAGTCAACGATGGCATCGAGCACATCGTATTCCTGGGCAATGGTCCGCAGTGCAACTAGCTTTTCACGGAAATAATTTTTTAGCTCGGTCTGGTTCATGGTCCGGTGGTGATAAAATATTCTGTGAATGAATAGTCGGATGTGATCTCGAGTGTGTCACCTGGTTGAAGGCTGGCGATCACAACACCGTTGAATGTTACTACTGACGGCAAAGGACCAGCTGGTGCCGCGAGGATGGCGCCATTGTATTCGAACATGTTCTCTGGTCCTTCATAATAAAACTCGCACTCGTATCCGTTCTTTCCGGAGGGTGCGTTGCCACTGCTATGGCTGAAGCGAAACTTCACCGGTGCATCGAATAGTCCGAAGATCTTCTGCTTACCGTTGGCATCTTTGTACAGCACGATGAGCTCGTCATCGCTTGCCTTCTCAAACATTGCTCGGATCGTTGCTCTGTCTTTCGGAACAGAAAACTTCAGGCGATTGCCTTTGGTTGTTCCTTCGCGCGTCTGTCGGCTGTTACTATCGGCACCTGGTGTGTCGGGTGTTACTGCCCAGGTAACAAAACCCTTATCGGGCAGGAAGACAATATCACCATACACAATGCCGGTGAACGGATCCTGGATGGATTCGATATCGGCTTTGCGTGCCACCTTAATTTCGAGCAGGCCGCCAATGTTATCGGCAGCGTTGAAGCGCGTGATGTTCTGAAGGTAGCCCACGATTGCAAAAATGCTGCATGCGCGCGCGGGACTTTAGTACGGGGTTTCTTCCGGATGATGTTCTTCTACGTTATTGTACGTTACTCTTATGTTCCGCTTTTTTGGATGATTGATCCAACTATGTTATTATACGTTACACTATGTTCTGCTTTTTTAGTTGATGAATTTAATGCTGCGCAAGGGCTTCGTACAATTCCCCGATGGATTTAGTACAACATCCGGCTATTTATTTAGGCCTGTAGAGCGCCTGAAATATTGGTAGGCGGTATTCAGACTATACTCGTTTTCGTCCAGATCGTAATAATCCAGGAACATTTTGCAAGCTGTGTGCGGAGCAATGCCATTCCCCCTTAGTGCGCTGATCCACGCAAGCAGGTGTTCTTTGAAAAGTAGATCCATGTGAATATTGATGCGCATGAGTTTCCCAAGTCGCGGACCCATCTTGCTTTGTTCGTGTGTGAGAACAATGTTAATGCTCGTAGTAAGTCGATCGCGGTATTGATCATTGTGATCAGCGCCTATTCGATTGTCCCTCAACGCGAGCGTGACCATCTTACCGAACACACTATACTCTTCGGACTTCACAGGCTCTGATGGTCCGTACTCTTTGAGGATGAATCGCTTCACGTGTGGAAATACATGGACCTTAAATTTTGTGCGCTGCTTCGTAGTGGTGTTGGTGGATTGAGTCATAGTTTAAAAAGTTGGGGTAACTGAAATGTCAATGTAGTACTGAGGATCCTCGGTGTATTCCAGTGGATCTGTGATTTCTCCTTTATCATTTTTTCTGTATCCACCGCGATTCAAATTGATAACATACGAATGCCTGCCTCCAGGAAGTTCCCTGTATAAATAAATTTCCTTTTTGTACTTCTCTTCGGTTGTATGTCCGGTGAGGTGTTTGTTGAGAGCGTTGATCATTTCAAATTCATCCCTTGGGTTTTCTACCCAGGGAATTGCGATCAGGTCTAGGTCACGATTCATGCTGCCATGCACAACCAAATTATATCCATAATCTTTGGCAATCTCTTTCAGCTGCAGGAAGTAGTATGCATACAGTTGCGGCTTCGCGTGAGTTGGTTTGTCCATGCTACATTTCTATTTCATTTCTTCTTCTTCCATTGCGCGACCTGGCTGAGCTCGTTCGTCCGGTCCTTGTACGCGTGGGCCTACGCATCTCGAGGTCATCACCTGTGATCTGCAAGTATCCGAACAACACGGCAAAGAAAACGCACAGTAGTTTTTCAGTGAGTCTGAACTCGCGGATCCTGTCGATCAGGCGTTCACTATTCTTTTTGATCAGGTCATGGATCTCTTCATCGCTCACCAGGCGTTGCTGCTGCAGCTGCGCGATTCCTTCATGGCTGGTTTTGAAACCATCCAGGATGTGGTGGAAGAGATACTCGAGCGAATGCCTGCTCATCATTTTTGGTTTCATAGGTTAAAATATTTCTTGTTGTGTGTATCTGAACCCCTGGAATCCTTTCGTTGGAGAATCGTTAACAACTTTTACAACCGGACCGGTGAAGAGAATCCAGTTGCAGTTTTTAAAATGGCGTACTCTCTGATCAGCCGAGTCCTTAAAGCTTTTTGATATGTTACGCTGGTAGCACATCAGGTTGCACTTGTACTGAATGAATCCATCGAATACCAGGTACACGTGGAGCACATCATGTCTTGGAAGGTTGGTTAATTTGAAATTCCAGTAACTCCCTTCAGCTGACATGTGGCGTTCGAACACATCCATGAATTTTCTGTAATGCATTTTCCTGTCAAGAAAAAATATCTTTGGAAGAGTCAGAAGTATCCCTTCCGGTGGCATTGTTGACTTCATCATAATTTCAGCGCTCCTTCCTGGTACCGTCTTTGACGGAGATCGTTCATCATTTCAAGTTTGACTTTATTCACCTGCAAGTACTCATTCATCAGATCCTCCCAATCCTGGGCGGTACGCGGCTTCATGTCGGCCAGGTCTTTCTCCAGGCGATCGGAAGAAGGGAAAACAATCTTCTCGTGCTTATGGTGGAACGGCTTGCTCATATCCCTGCCTAGTACCTGAAGTAGGATCGCTTCGGTTGGCGAAAGGCGCTTGTACATGAGCTTGGCCTCGGTGTTCTCGTAGTAGCTTACTTCCATAGTCGTTCAGTTTTCTGTGTGAAAAAACGCTTGTAACGTGTTACGTAACATACATTTGTAACAATGAACTTGAGTTTAGTAACATCTGTAACATTTGAGAGATCTGGAATCTGTGTTTTTAGTATCATCCTCTTAGCTTGTTACATTTGTTACATTTGTTACAGTATTTTTATATTCAATTCTCATCCCATTCATTTCCTGATATCCCATCAGAAGGGTAAATCATCAGATCCACCAGCTGGAAGCAATTCACCCTGGACTACCTTATCTGATGTTCCTTCTGCAACCAGCTTTTGAGGCTTCCGGAACTCGGCCAAGTTCTCTTCATTCAACCACTTCTCAGCGACAAACACCAACGGCCTGGCAGTTGCATCCTTGTAATTAATTTCAATCCCTAGTCGTACGTCATTCATTGCAAAGCCGGTAGGGATCTTTACGCGCTGAGTGTTCTCTGGCTTCAGTCCTTTGCGCTCCACCAGGTATGCCTTGAGCTCAATGTTGTCGATGCGGTATTTGCTGTTCTTCGGATCGTTGAAGATCTCCGTGAGGTAGTTCAATGGATATCGCAGCACCGGCAGTCGATATAAAAGAAACTGCTCACTGATCCAATCTTCAAACACACGGTCCACACGGTTCTTGGTCTGGTCCACAATAACTTTAAATTGTTCGGTGATAAACCACTCCGGATCGAACCACAATCGGTTCACCCGCGGATGGAAGATCTGACGCTCGCGCAGGAAGTGAATGAAGGCAGGGATCTCTTTCTTCATCAGCACCTCGAGGTCAGGATTTACATCGGGTACTTCATACACTTTATCTTCTTCAATAGCCTTGCCTGAAAATGTTCTGTAACCGAGCTCAAGCATTTGTTTGCCTGTAAGTTTCTTCATGGGAATGACAGGGACCTTCACTACGAACCACCGACTCTCTCCTTCGTCAATCTTCATCACGCGATCGGCATCGTTACTACAGATGATCACCTTGCTGTAGTATGCGATCTTCGTTACGTTCATTCCCTTGTTCTCCAGGAATGCAACGTTCGCAGTGACCAGCTGCTTCAGTCTTTCCTTCTCAGCTTTTTTATCTACATCCAGAAAACCCTCATCGATGCTGATGATGTACTTCGTGATATAGTGGCCATTGAATTTCATTTTGAATTGATCGTTACCCAGGATACACATGTTGCTCCCGAAGATCACGTTGAGCCACTTCAGGAATGTGGACTTGCCGGTGCCGTTTTCTTTACTCACCAAGATTGGTACCGGCAGCATGTGTTTGGGATTTCGCAGAATGATGCTGAGCCAGTCGAGTATGACAGTGAACTGGTCGGCCAGGATAGGAATCTCTTTAACAATCTTGCCGTCATCATCCAACTCGATAGTGGCCGCGCCCTGGAAGATGTGCTTTAAAAATTTATAGGTGTGTGAGATCGACCCCGGTATGTAGTCCCACCGGAGCGGACTCACCAGGTTGTAGCATCCATCGTGAACGCGCTTATAATCTCCGTTCCATGCCGGTTCGTTACAGAAGTCATCGAAGCGCAGCAGCTGGTTGATGAAGAAGTCGGAATTCTTTCCCACTCTGTAATCGCGGTTGATCTCAGCAATGCTCCAGGGCTTCATCTCTTCTTCAATCTCACCGTACGCATTTTTCTTTTTGATGATCTTGATCCAATCGGGACCGATGCGCATGTATTTGTCGGCATCTTCGTGCCGCACGAACTGAACTTCCTTTTTATCGGCATTGTATTCGTACCGCTTGTTCTTGTACAGGAACTCACGGCTGCCGATAAACTCTCCATAGCACCTGTAAAATTCCTGCTCATCATACAGGCCCAGGTATCTTCTGAAGTTTGCCAGATCCTTGTTGGGATCGTTGATGAGCTTACCCGAGAAATACTTTTGTGCAAACTGAAACTCGAGCAGATCCTTCTTGATCTCTTCATGCACGGATGAGTATTTCACCAGCAGATCATCGAGCCCCTTCGCTTCGTTGACAAAATTTGTTTTGAGGTGCATGACCGCTATATGGTTGAGCGGGATCTTTTCGTTATCGAAGAGCAGTTGCAGACTTTCACGGAACAGTTTCACGCTGGAATAAAAACTCTCGGCCCGCTTGGCCAGGTCCTTATTGGCTTCCCACTTCAGCGTCAGCAGATCTGCATCAACCAGGAAGATGATGTTCTTCACCTGGCAGGTAACGATCACCTCTTGGATATCCTCATGCAACTTGCCTCGTACATCGCCATTGTAAAAACCGTGGATGCTCGGGATGCCAATGATATCGAGGCCAGCCATGTCGCCCTTGAAACTTTTGAATTCACCCTCAGTGATCACCAGCGTTACGATCGGCTCGGGTGCACTCTTTCCATCAGGGAGCACACCTTCTTTACAGGCCTTGTACTTCTTCAGGATCCTGGGCGGGAAGAACGGGAACTGGCCTGAGCCTTTGTCCTGGAAATATTTCTGCCCCGCGTTTGGTAAGGCATTCCCTTTGTAGATGCCTGGTGTACGTAACCTGGTGCGCACATAGTTGCGCGGCCACTTAGTATCTTCCTTGCGCCAGCTGTAAGGTTGCCCGGTCAGATTGTAGTAATGGATCTCAATGTTGCCCTCAGTATCTGCAGTGAAGAAGGGATGTACTTCTTCAATCACCTGCCCTTTAGTATTCTTACTCTCGGTTAGGATGATGTGCTTATTGATTTCGGCAGTGATGCCGAGCGCAGCGAGACGGGCCTGCAGGTAGTTGTTATCGATGGGCGGTGTTGCGGACATAGAAGATAAAAAAGTGTAGTGGTTGTTGGTAGTTAAGGTTTGTTATCGTTTCAATTTTACTGCTGCCTCGAGGTGGAGCTTTGCCAGGCTAACCAATGAGTTCACACTTTTGTTGATTGTAGTGGCTTGCTTTATGTAGTTAGGATCTGTCTGCACTTTCTTTATGTTATCGAGCAGGATATCCTTCAGATCCTTCGTCAGTCCAGTTGCTTCTTGGATAACCTCAGCACTTATAGTACTAACAGCTTTGGTCTGTGGCTCTTCAACCGGCAGCAGCATGTCGATGAATTTTTGAATTCCATCTTCTTTTATTCTGATCGGTTTTTTATCCGTGATGATATCAATGTCTCCGCTATCGCGATCGGGCACATAGTTTTCGATACGAATGTTGTCCTGCTTATAAATGAATTCTTTGTTAAGCAGTTTCTTGAGTTTGTTTTCTTCTTTCATTTTTCAGTTCACGGTTAAGTTTAAGTTGAGTGCGTTTTAGATCTATAAGGTCAGGCCTCTGCAGGAGGAGTGACTTCTGAAGTTTCTTGTCCCCGGGTGCAATCCTGGTTGCGATGTATTCGTCAGTAAGATTCTTACTTGACTGTTGTGCCTTCGCGGGATTGTAGTTTCTGCGAGCATTGTCTGCCATGCTGATCATCTTCAGATTGCTCAGTTCGCAGTTCAATGTGTCGTTATCAATAAAGATGACCACATGCTTTGGCGGCACTGGACCGTTAGCTTGTTCCCACACCCACCGGTGATAGTGAACCCATTTCGCTTTTGCAATGCGTATCCACTTGTACGCTCTTCCAGATCTTGTTTTTGGATGATCGTACCGGATGGTGATGGCAAGATCATGCAATGTATTTTTTGGTTGATGGCCTTTTTCAAATTGAGATTCTTTCATGCGACCAACATGAAACCCTGGTCGCTTCTTATTCCAGTTTGCAGGTCGGTGTCCTTTCGGATAACCGCTAGGTGGTTTGCGTGGAATTTTCAGAATCCTTCTATATCTGAGAACAGTTGACTCTGCAACATCAATCTGCTTTGCGATTGTCCTGTAGTCCAGGGTACCATAGTTGGCAAGAATGTAGTCGATCTTTTCCTGTGGGATTTCACGTTGCTTCATTCTGTTGTAACCTATTGCCTTCTTCAAGCCAAGTACACCCGCTCTGCTTTTAACCGCACCGACACCCAGGCCAATTGCTTTAGCAACTTCCTTGGTGGGATTATTTGGATACAAATTCCTTAATGTATCGTTCATTTCATCAGTCCAAACAAAGGGTTGTCTTCCGCTCGCCATCACTTCATCAATTGAGTTGCCTGGTGCACGAGCTCGTTGCGTTTGTTCTGCAGGCTGGTTTTTACCAGCTGCTTAATCTGTCCCTGCATGAGCGGGGATAATAGATCAGCGATCGGAATGTTGTCAACGGTAAGCAGCAGCGCGGTATCCGGATTGAGGTCCATGCGTTGCTGTACGCTGTCAACTTTATCTTTCTGCTCGTTGATCACTTTGATGGCCGCGAGTTTCTCTTCAATAGATTTAGCCATTAGCTTCTGGTTTAAGTGTTGGTAATATTCTGTCCACTTCAATCTCCAATGCCTTGCTCTCCTTGAGTGCATTGCTGGATGCTGCGAAGTCGCCAGGGTGTTTTGTTTTCTTTGCCTTGGCAATTTTTTCGAAGTAGTCCTTCTGCGCGTTGCGCATACTCTCTACTGTTTCTAAGAATCGGATTGTACGTTCGTCCATGGCTAAAAAAATATAGGGTCTAAACTTGTTCCATCGCAATGTTCGCATCGTCCACTCTGCTCTTGAGTGTGCTGGCACTCGAGGCATTCGTATCCGCAGATCTCGAGATCATCACTCTCATCCTCGGATTGGTCGTCATCAACATTTGGCCATCCGCACGCATCACATTCCTGGAAGGACATTTCTTCAGCCCCCCAACTGGCGCTGCACTCAGGGTTGGGGCACATGTGGTAATTTCTCTTAGCCATTAGCAACCTCCAGTTCTTTTTTAAGTTGTGGCTTACCAGTGGTACTGATCACTTTGAATTTGATCACCCACACCCAGGGGTTTGCTTCCCATGATTCGCTCCCGTGAATTTTACACCACAATGAATTGAATGACCAGAAGGGTGGGAGCACTGTTGTTGAACCCTCAGTATAATCTTTGTACTCTGGTCCTTCAGGAAATACTGCTGGCTTTACTAATTCAATTCCTTCACACGTTGCGCTGTGTTCACTAATGTTCTGAAGTCGTTCAACAGTGATATCATCCACAAGCAACCAGATGCGTGCAGCATCCTTCGGCATGTGGATGGATGGTTTCCAAGGTGAACCACCATCGTAATCTTCTGCATTCGGTTCGGTAGCTCGGTACAAAAACCAATCTTCAACTTCCAAGTCGCGACACCACGTTTCCCGCACCCATAATAGATCTAGGTGCTGACCGAACGGACACTTAATTGTGTATGAAGGATAATTGTATTTATCACACACCTTTCCAAATTCATCCTCAGTAAGGCGATCGGTACTAAAGGTGAAGTGCAACCCCGGCTCATCTTTGCGATCGTTATACTTTCCAACGAAGTCGAACTTGTCTGGAAACATGTTGATAGCCTCGAGCCCCTTCAGGCGCCTGGTCTCAGTCTTGGTGTTGTTCATTAATGCAACTACCATGGGTGTGCTGCAGATGATTGGGATATCTCTTCGTTCACGCATACTCAATGTTGTTGTCGAGTAAAACCTTTTCTAAATCCCACAGCTGATCCACGGTTATTTTGTTGAGTAGCTCCTTCTCCAGGCGCGGTATTCGTTCTTCTACATTTGGAAAGCGCAGGCAGCCGTGTGGCTGTGACTTTACTCTCCAGTAAAACCGGTGCAGTGACATGAGTGACTCTACCGATATGAGTGCTGAGAATGGGTTATTCATTTCTTCTGTTCGTTAATCGTTTCTCAAAATTTTCAAGCTTGTACCGCACATCGCGCAGTATTTCTAAAGCATCAGCACTTCTACCTTTCTCCAGCATCGCCTTCACTTCTTTAATTCGCGCAGCGCTGATGGGGACTTTCAACTTCGGTTTTGTTTCAGAGAATCCGAACAAACCGAACTGATGTGCAGGTACTTTTTGCTTAGCCAACTATGGCCTCCCTCGGATCGACAACCTCTACGAATTCCTTTTTAAGGTTGTATTGTTCACCATCCTCAGCGCGAACAATTACTTCTGTCTTATCCTCGACCAATACACGAAGGGGTTTGCCCTTGATGTAATCCCAAAACCTCCGGTGCGTGGCATTCACTTGCCCTGGTGTAATGGTATCCTTCACCATCACAAATTTTTTAATGTGGACTCTCATGCTGTTTTTAGTTTATGGTTTTGATTGAAAAGTTTTATTTGCTGCACCGGCAGCTGATCATCACACCACCTGAGTAAGTCGGTGATCTTCTTCCGGTAGGTTAGTTGTGCGGGGTCATCGTGGAACTCATAAGGCAGCAGCGTAATGATATCGTAACGCATCGCACAGATCCACATGATGTGGCTGCGCAAGCTCCATGTCTCACTTGCCATCAGCTGCGTGCGTAGCGCAGCCATAGCCTCGAGCTTTCTTTTGTACTCAGTAACCGGCAAACCTTTTTTGCGGATCTCTTTGTACGCGCGCTCGCGCCTGTTGATGAAGCGCATGAGTCGCTCGCGGAGTTCGATGGTGATGCGATCGCTGGTTGCCATCACCATTTGATTTTAAAATTGAACGAACCGTATTTGAAGAGATCTCTAATGAAGTAGAACGCTTCATAGACAATCATTGCCAACCAAAGAATGCTTGCCAGCATAAGAAGAATTAGTCCGAGGTACCAGGTCCATTCGATTTGCTCTCCCTTCAGTTCAAGAATCGCTCTTTCAAATCGCGCCATCGACAACAGACACACGATCACAAAGCCAAAGCGGATCCTGATCGTTAGTTTTGCTTTCTTGTTTTCCATAGGCGTTAGGCGAATTGTTGTCCTGGCCCACCGAGCACTTTCATGCATGTATGCTTACAGCTGCAGAGGTGTTTACCGCATCGGCCAAGGCCAGTCTCGAACGATGGCCTTACGACCAGTTCAGTCCTACGCTTGACGATCGCAATCTTGTTGATAGAAGCTTTTACTTCAGGATCCTGTGCGGTCCCGAAAAGAACAACCACACTTTCTTTCGGTGGTGTTCTGCGAATCAGTTTGTTGAAATCCATGTGATGTATGTTTTAGGTCGATAATGATGTTACATGTGCATTGTGCTGCAGCACTTCACAAAATTTGTTTGTGCTATGCTGCCGATAATTGCTTCAGGTTTTTATCCAACTCTTTATGAATGCGTTCCTGTTTTGCTTTTTCCTCATTGTGGAGCTTGATGATCTCGAGGACTACTGTATCGTTCTCGGTTCCATTGAGCGCGTTGCTCACGGTGTTGGCGTGGATGGTAGTGCCTTTAGCTGCCAGGCGATCGACAATGATTTTGCGATAGTCCTTTGGCAGAAATTCAAGCAGCTTCTTCCGGAGTGTTTTATTGATTCTCATTATTATATTGTGAGTTGTTGTTATGTGTTGTTAAGCAATGTTAAGCAAAACCTTGCGGTACGTGCAAGGAAATGCCTAATAAAATTCGGATATGCCTGATAATCAGAGTAAAAAAGATCGGATAAACCTTGCACTAGGGGGTGCAAATAAGAGCCAGAGGGACCTGGCTAAGCACATGGGCAAGTCCTCTCCAGCTGTAAGTGAGATGCTGGGCAAGGATGGCGATCCTCCAGTAAGCTATTTAGAAGCCACTGCTGAAATTACTGGATATCGCTTGGAGTGGTTGATGACTGGTGAAGGTCACCAAACGATATCAGCCTCTGCTGTTAATGCAGCAATGATGAAGGAACCGGATCTCGAGTATTTATCCGGTAAAAAAATAAGAGTCGTTACGGTTGCAATTGATAAGAAGGATCGCGAGCTGATGACCTACGTACCAGTTCGCGCACAGGCTGGATACATGAAAGGGCACGGTGATCCGCACTATATTGAAAAGCTGCCAGCATTCTCTTTACCAATTTTGAAGGAGGGAAGCTATCGGATGTTTGAAGTAGATGGAGAAAGTATGCTGCAGGTTGGTGGTGGTGGATTGCATGATGGCGATATCGTGATCGCTCAGTACCTCGAGGACATATTTTCCATGCGCGACAATCGTGTGTACGTGGTGGTGAGTAAAGATGGTGTGGTTGTGAAGCGGTGCCTGAACCGCTTAAAGGAAAAGGACAACCCGGTGCTGGTTTGCAAGAGCGATAACAAAAATGGGCAGCATAAAGATATAATCATCAGGCCACCTGAGATTATTGAAGTGTGGGAGCTGAAGGCGTTTATAAGTAAGCAGCTCTCATTCGCCACCGACATCTGGCAGATCCTAACAGATGTACAGGTCCAGGTTGCCCTGATGGATGAGAAGATCAAACGAATTTCAGACGAAAGACTTTTACCAGGATGAAAATATTAATCGCACTTTTTCTATGTGTATCGATTCACTGTGCAGGTCAACAATATTATTGCCCGGCCTCTAACCTGAATGGTGTGACGGTAAAGGTTGAAACTTGGCTGTTGATGGGTGACTCAATTGTAACTATGAAATCAAAGTACAAGGAGCGATCAGATTCGGTGTCCTACATAAGAATTAAATCAACTAATCCAGCTGTAATGTATTACACAGATGGAGTGATGACAACTACTGTAACCAAAATTGAAAAGGCGGGAACGGTTAAGGGTTATAAGTATTCACAGGTGTTGATGCTGCAGCCAGATTCCAGAGCACCAGCAGCTGGAACAACATTGATGTATTACTGTACTATAATCCCGAACAAATGACAAAGGCAGAACAGTACCAGATATCGAAAACTGCACGCGCTTACGCGAAAGTGTGGTTGAAAAAACACCCTGAGGTTTTAGAATTGCTTCAGAAAAAATTGAATGAGAGAAGTAACTGACTCGATATCAACGCAGTTAGGTGAAAGGTTCGGAGTTCCGTACAGACTACGAACCAACACGGAAGCGGCAAAAAAGCCGCTTCCTTATTCACTTAAACAGAAAGAGGTATGGATTGACGCTTCAGAATTGCTTCAGAACCGAAAACGAGTACGCCATGCGGTTTAGCTGTAAGGCCTTACTCTCCGACTACACAAAGCAAGACGGCACCCGAGCCGTGGCCATCCGAGCCATCATTGACAGAAAGCCAGCCACCATTCAGCTAGGTTTTTACATTCACCCAAAACATTTTGATCAAAAGAGGCAGCGCATTAAAGGATGCGAAAATGCTGATGTTCTCAACCTGGAGATCAACATTGCGATCGGCAAGGCCAGTAAAATTGCAAGTGACTTCAGGCGGGACGAACGCTATCTGTCAGCTCGGGATTTTCTGATTGAATTTAAAAGCTCAGCTAACCGCCAGGACTTCACACAATTTTTTACAGCTGAGCTGGAATTGCGGAAACCGAAGATTGAGCTGATCACATACCGACAGCATAAAACGGTACTTAATAAACTCACAAAATTCAAAGAGAGGATTCTCTTTGCCGAGCTGAGTGTTGAGTTGATCCAGCGCTTTGAAAATTTTCTGATCGGGAAACCCTACAACAATAAAGGCAACACGGTTAAGAAGACAATGAGTATCATCAATTCGTACCTACACCAGGCTGAGCGAAAAGAATTGAAATTCAAAAACCCGTTTGATAACTATAAGTTGAAAGCATCAGATCCGCTGAAGCCGACCCTCAGCATTAAGGAAGTGCAATCCATGTTTGAATATTATTACAACCCCGACTGCAATGCAACACACCGTAAAATTTTACGGTACTTCCTTTTCAGCTGCACCACTGGGCTTAGAGTTAGCGATGTAATGAGGATCCGTTGGAATGATATCCACGACAACACCCTTATTTTTTTGCCGCACAAAACGCGGAAGCGTGATAGATATATCAGCATTCCACTCACACCAATTCACTTGAGTCTACTACCGGTAACGAAGGATTTTAGCGGTGAGATATTCGATTGCTGTGTTGAGCAGGTAACGAATAGATACCTAAAAAAAATTGCAACAATCTGTGGCATCAAAAAGAAGCTAACGTATCACATCAGTCGCCACACTTTCGCCACCGAGTTTCTTAGTAGAGGTGGCCAGCTGGATACACTACAGCAGTTACTAGGTCACAGCATGATAACGACCACGATGAAGTATGTTAAGGTTAAAGAAGAGCGTAAGCGCTCTGAATTAACTACTGCTTTCGAGGGTATTTTTCCGGGCGAATAGAAAGTATCTCCCTGATTTTTAATTGATTGAATTTTCAAAAGCCAAAAAATCGAATAAGGCTCTCGTTGAGGAC